AGATTATTTATTACACTTAAGAAAACATTGGAGCAAAATGTACTCAGGTTATAACTATTACGACAGAGAAACAAACTCACAAGGTAAGGAAATAAATGACCCTAATGCTATTTGGTTTCAACAAGAACCACACTGGATGTTGATAGAAGATTTACTTGGTGGCACATATCAAATGAGAAGAAGGCACAGAAGATATTTGCCACAAGAACCAAGAGAAATAGATGAATCATATGACAACAGACTTGCAAGGTCTGTTTGTCCACCTTTTTACTTGCGATTAGAAAGAATGTTGGCAGGTATGTTAACAAGAAAGCCTGTCAGGTTAAACGAAACTGCAGATTCAATTCGTGAACATTTATTTGATGTCGATTTGCAGGGCAACGATCTTAATGTTTGGACTTATGAGACTACAAGAAAGATGGTTAGATATGGTCATGTTGGTGTTTTAGTTGATGCACCAAAAACTAATCAGGGTGGCAGACCGTATTGGGTAACTTATACACCAAGAGATATTTTGGGATTTAGAACTGAGATAATAGATGGTGAAGTAAAATTTACACAGTTACGTTTACAAGAAAAAGTATCAGTTCCAGATGGTTTATATGGTGAAAAAATTGTAGACCAAGTTAGATTTCTTACCCGTGGTGGTTATGAAATACATCAAAAAGGTAAAAACAATAAATTTGTAAAAATTGATGAGGGAACTACAAGTTTGCCTGAGATACCTTTTTCTGTTGCATATGCAAATAGATTAAATTTGCTTGAATCAAGGCCACCAATGGCTGATATTGCAGAATTAAATTTAAAAGCATATCAAATACAATCTGATCTAGATAATCAGTTACATATTTCTGCTGTACCAATGCTGGCATTTTATGGCTTTCCACAAAACTCTGAAGAAGTATCTGCTGGACCCGGAGAAGCAATAGCCTTCCCTGCAGATGGCAGAGCAGAATATATTGAACCTGCTGGCAGAAGTTATGATGCACAATTTAAAAGACTTGATGTATTAAATACACAGATAAATGAATTAGGTCTAGCAGCAGTATTAGGACAAAAGCTATCTGCTGAAACAGCAGAAGCAAAAAGAATTGACAGGTCGCAAGGCGATTCGACAATGATGGTTGTAGCTCAACAGATGCAAGATATGATTGATAACTGTTTGTCTTTTCACGGGCAGTACTTAAATGCTGAAGCTGGTAGTTGCTTTGTTAATAGAGACTTCTTATCACAGAGACTAGAGCCACAAGAGATACAAGCATTATTACAACTTTATACTTCTGGTTCGATTACACAGGAAACATTACTGAAACAGTTACATGAGGGAGAAGTGTTGGGAGATGAATTTGATGTTGAAGAAGAAATAGAATCAACACAAAGTGGTGGAATGGTTGAAATGAAACAACCAGAAAACGAAGAACCTGATGAAGAAGATGAGCCAGAGCAAGAAGATGAAGAGTAATTTATGTCAATCCCAGAAAGTTTTTATAGAGAAGCTATTGACCTAAACAGGTACAGCAATAGAATAGCTCGTCAAATAGTTACTAATTACAATAATGTAATTTTAGATTTAACAAATAAACTTGCAACCATAGATGAAGTAACATCACCTGCTACTGTTGCTCGTATCAGGGCAATGTTGGTTCAATTTAAAAACAGTTTAGAGGGTTGGTCTGTAGAAGGAACTGCATATATGGCAGATCAATTACAAGCATTAGCAATATTTCAGACAGATTTTGTTGCTAATGAATTACAAAAAGTGTTGCCTGTAGGCGCTGCTAATGTAAACACAGTAAAAGTATCTGCAAATTTTGCTAAAAGTTTAGTAACAACAGACCCAACAAAAATAAATGTATTGACTTTACCAACATTAGAGTCGCAAGTTGGTCGAACATTTAATTTAACAACAGCAAAAGGTGCAGCCATAACATTACCGAGTGGAGAAGTTATAGAGAAAGCATTTCGTGGTATTGCATCATCACAAGCTGAATTTATATCAAGAGAAATAAGAGTTGGATTGACAGAAGGAGAAGCCATACCGAAGATTGCTAGAAGATTAAGAGGCAGATTACAGTTTGGTCGAAATCAGGAAATGACAGCAAGAGCACAAGCACTTGCTGGTGGTTCTGGTATGAAGTTGGCAAACAATCAAGTTTTAACAATTGTAAGAACTTCAGTTAATCAAGTACAAACAATGGCAAGTCATGCTGTTTATGAATCTAATCAGGATGTGACTAAAAAATATGAATATGTTGCCATATTGGATGCAAGAACAACAGCATTATGTGGCAGTCTTGATGGCAGAAAGTTTCGTTATGGCAAAGGTCCAATGCCACCACAACATTTTAACTGCAGATCAACAACTGTTCCTATTATTGATGATGAGGATTTAAGAAGAAGGTTTCCAAACACAAGACCAAGTGAGGTTGGAAGAGTACCACAAGATTTAAGTTACCCAAATTGGTTAAAGCGAAACCCCGATATGCAAACAAAAGCACTTGGCAATAAAAAGCCATTCTTTAATTATTTAATAAATACAAAAAACAAAAGTCCAAGAGATGCATTACGACAGATAATTCGTGATGATGGAACTGAATTATCTTTAAAAGATTTAATTAAAAAATATCCAAAAGCAATTTAAAAGTTATACTATTGGTAGTTGCTTTTATTATTATGCCAATGGGTAAGGGAACTTATGGTTCTAAAATGGGTAGACCACCTAAGAAAAAGAAAAAAGTAAAGAAAGGTGGTAAGAAATAATGGCAAAGACCTTATTACAAAAGCTGTCAGAAGCTAAAAAAACAAAACCAAAGAAAAATGCCAAGAAAAAAGAAGAAGAAGAGTAAGATTCCAGAAAATTATCTAAAGGGGTCTAAAAACAGAAGTGCAAAAGCTGCTGAAATTAGACGGACTGCAGAGGCCTACAGGAAAGGTGAATATATTGACATTAAAGCTGTTCAAAAATCTAGGGTAAACCAAGATGTCACAAAAAAAAAGAAGAAGTCCACTAAACGAAAAAACAAAAAAAGCACTAAGAGCTAAAGCTGAAGGCACAAGATTTACCTATGGTGAATTAGCTGCTGTTTACAGAAAAGGTCAAGGAGCTTATTTATCAAGTGGAAGTCGAAATGTCAGTATGCCTGCATGGTCTATGGCTCGTGTTAACAGCTACATGAGAGGTGGACCTGCACGCAAAGTAGATAAGGATATTTATAATAGAACTAGGAAGAGACAGAAATGACTGTTAAACGTGGTAAAGAATCCTTTTCTGGTTTTAATAAACCAAAAAGGACTCCAAATCATCCAACAAAGTCCCATGCAGTATTAGCAAAAGAAGGTGATAAAGTAAAACTAATTAGATTTGGACAACAGGGTGTTTCTGGTGCTGGTAAAAATCCACAAACAGAAAAGGGTAAGGCTAGACGTAAATCATTTTTAGCCCGACATGCAAAAAATATTGCAAGAGGAAAAATGTCTGCAGCTTTTTGGGCAGCAAAGGTCAAATGGTGATATAAATAATATAATACATTTAGTTTACGACTAATTTATGTCTGAAGAAAACAAAGAAGTGGTTACGCCACAAGAAAACAACACAGAGCTTGAACAACTCAAAGAATCTGTAAAGAAACTCGAAGCAAAAAATTACGAATTAATTGGTAAATTAAAAAATCAAAAACCAACCACAGATAAATCTGTTCCAGAAGATTATGAGGCATTGCTCGCTTTTAAACAAAAGCGTGAGCAAGAAGATTTAGAGAAAGAGGGTAAATACGAGGAATCAAAAAATTTATTAGAGCAACAGTATCGTGATAAATCTGCAGAGGATAAAGAACGAATACAAAAGTTAGAAGCAAGAAATCGAGAGCTTGAACTTATCGCTCCAGCAATGCAAGCATTATCTGATATAACACATGACCCAGAACTTGTTTTAAATAATTTAGTTCCAAAAGATCAAATACAAATGAAAGATGGTGTACCTGTAGTTGTTGATGGATATGAACAACTGCCTGTACAAGAATATGTAAAAAATAAACTTGAAAAAGAAAAGCCATATTTACTGAAAAGTAAAATGCCTACTGGTGGTGGAGCACCTATTTCTAGACCTAGCAATGAAACATTTTCAGAAGATATGTTAAAACCATTTCTGAAATCAAGTGAAGATATAACAGAACAGGGTCGTATTTTTAAAACTTATGGTAAGGAAACTTGGCAAAAGTTGAGAGATATTGCTAAAACACGTTAGTATGTAGATATTAGGCAAGGCTACGCTAAGTCAAATAGGGTTACGCCCACATCCGTTAAATTTTTATTCTTGAACACATGGCAGTT